ACTTCCACTCCTACTTATTCATACTAAAGACGTAAGATGATATCAACCGATTTACAGCGAGTACAGATTCAGGACATTATTGAGTATCAGTTACCTGCATTTGTAAGGGATGACTTTCCTCTTGTTGGTGAATTTTTAAAGCAGTATTATATTTCTCAGGAATATCCAACTGCACCATCTGATGTCATTCAAAATATTGATGAGTATGTAAAACTTGAAACTCTTTTAAGTGGAGAGGAAGAGACTCTCCTTGATGTTGATATTGATTTTAGTGATACTACCATTAATGCAACATTTGATCTTTTTGACGATCAGTTCGGCACGTATAAGTTTCCAGAAAGATACGGGATTATTCAAATTGATAGTGAGGTAATATTATACACCAGTAGAAATAATTATCAATTTCTTGGTTGTGTTCGTGGATTTAGTGGTGTAACTGCCTTCAGTAATAATGATGATCAATTAACATTTACTGAATCAGAAGCTACATCACACGTTCAAGGCGCTAAGATTATAAATCTCAGTAATATTTTACTGAGAGAGTTTTTAGTTAAACTAAAAAAACAAATTGCTCCTGGATTTGAAAGAAGAGAAATCAACTCTCAAGTAAATGAAAGACTTTTCTTGTCAAGAGCAAAAGATTTTTATCAATCAAAAGGTACAGACGAATCTTTTAGAATTCTTTTTGCCGCTTTATATGGTGAGAAAGCAGAGGTTGTAAAGCCAAAAGAATTTCTGTTTAGGCCCTCTGACGCCGAGTATAGAAAGACAAAAGATATCGTTGTTGAAGCAGTTGTAGGTGATCCAACAAAATTAAAAAATCAAACTTTATATCAGGATGCATTTCCTGAATATGATATTAATCAAGCATACGCTACCATTATTGATGCAGAAAAAATTCAAAGAGGATCTGATACTTTTTATCAACTGAGTGTTGACTTTGATTACAGTAAAGATATTGATCTCACTGGAGGAACTGTTTTAGGTGACTTTGTTGCTCATCCTAAAACTCAAAACACAGTTTTAGTATCATCAGGATCATCAATAATTGATGTTGATTCTACGATTGGTTTTCCAGAAAAGGGACAACTATTTGTTAAAGGGCAAAGTGGTATTCTCACATATAGATCTAAAACCACAAACCAGTTTTTTGGAGTTGGTTTAGCTCACACTACGATCTTTGGAACTAACTATCAAATATCCGCAGGAACTGATTTAAGGTTAAACGTTACTGCGTATGGTTTTGAAGGAATAAACCCCGTCTCAGTCGCTTCTAGCGATGCCTCAGTGGTTGGAATCGCTACTACCTCAAAGATTGAAATAAGAATAGGAAACGTTCTTAGTAATAATAATGTTTATGGTAATACATCTTACTACACTGATAAAGATAATATTAAGATTAAATCTCTTGGTATTAGTACATCATCAGCGTTAGCTAGTAATTGGTTTGATAATGTAAGCCCTAAGTATGATGTAAAGCAAATTTCATTAATTGATTCTTCTGACTTTACATATTCTATCACATTATTTGCTGACAGTATTTTTAGAATAGGCGACAAAGTAACTGTTATTCAATCTGACGGAGTAGGAAAACAAGGCGTAGTTGTAGATATAACAAATGCTAAAACTTTCTCTTTTTCAAGAGCGGGAGAATTAGTTGGAAGCAGCTTCAGCGTAAGAAGAGATATTCTTAAACCGGATGTAAGTAACGTAAACTCAAATTATTCCTACATTGAAGATGCTTTTGCTAACGTTCAAAATACTTACGCTAATTATGATGGTGATGTTTTAGTTACATCACCTTCAATTCCTTTCTATCATGATACCCCATTAAATTTTTATGATAGGAAAGTTCTTTTAGATGGAAGTTTTAGCGGAGAAACTTTTGATGTATCAAAGAATCATGGTTTTATAACCGGAGATAAAATTTACTATGATTCCTATGTCTTTAGTGATGATATAGGACAATCTGTAGAAAGTAGATTTCCAGAAATTGAACCAGGTGTATTTTATGTTAAGAAAGTAAATGATACTCAATTTAAAATTGCATCTAGTTTAACTAACCTCTTCAATAGTAATTTTGTTTCTGTTTCTGGTATCGTAACAAATAATTATTTCTTTGTAAATGATTTTTACAAAAAAGATTTAGAACACCAAAAGTTAGTTAGAGAATTTAAATCACCAGTCAATGATGGTGGAACTTATGTAACATCCCCAGGTAAAACTGGAATGTTAGTTAATGGTGTTGAGATTCTTAATTATAAATCTGGAGATAGTGTTTATTTCGGCACAATTGATGGTGTAACTGTGGCTGCTGGTGGTAGTGGATATGACATAATCAATCCTCCCGTTTTATCAATTCAAGATTCTACAGGAATTGGTGCAACAGGACTTGTTAATGTAAAAGGAGAGTTAGAGAGAATTGATGTTATTGATTCTGGTTTTGATTATGCAACTGATCCTATTATTACAATTTCTGGTGGTAATGGATCGGGAGCATCTGCTTATGCAAATACTAAACTGATAACTCATTCTGTTTCTTTCTTTGCGACATCTGAAAATGCACAAGTTGGGTTGTCTTCAAACACAATTGGATTCACCACTTTCCATAAGTTTAGAGAGTCTGAAAAAGTAATTTATAAAACAGATGGACAAACTGCTGTTGGTGGAATCTCTACTGACGCAATTTACTATGTAAAAACTGTCGATACTAAAACTATTAAACTATTTCCCACAGAGGGTGACTCTATCACCGGTTTAAACACAATTAGTTTATCATCTAATGGTGTTGGAGTACATAGATTTGAATCATTTGATAAAAAAAGAGTTCTTTCTGATGTAATCATTACTTCATCGGGTTCAAATTACGAAAACAAAGAAAGAACATCAGGAATCAGTGGAATCAATACATCTCTCAATCAGATTAATATTTTAAATCATGGATTTAAATCTGGAGATACAGTAACGTATTCTGGAAATGCTTCAGGACTTAGTTCTGATCAAAATTATATCGTTACTGTTGTTGATTCTGATAATTTTAAACTCTCTTCAGTCGGTGTAGGAACAACTGCAAAACTTTTCTATTATGACACAAATCAATATGTAGATATTGATTCTGTAGGATCTGGATCTCATACATTTAATTATCCAACAATAACTGTATCAATTTCTGGAGAGATTGGAATTAATACAGTAAGTGGACAAGATTTTACTGCTAAGATTCAACCTGTATTTAAGGGATCAGTAGAATCAATTCATCTTACTGATAATGGAGTTGGATATGGTTCAAGTGAAATTATTAATTTTAACAAGCAACCAATATTTAAACTATTAAGTGGTAGAGACGCAGAACTTCTCCCAATCGTTAATAACGGAAAAATTGAACAAGTTCTTGTCACAAATAATGGATTTGAGTATAACTCTGCTCCACAATTAGTAGTTAATGGTGAAGGTAGTTTTGCCAAACTTACGGCAGTTATCAGTAATGGACAGATCGAAAGAGTTATTGTTGAAAATCCAGGAATCAATTACACAGATACTACAACAGTAAGCGTGTTGCCAAATGGATCAGGTGTAAACTTAATTGCTGATATAAATCAGTGGACTGTCAATCTTTTTGAAAAGTACAAAAATATCATTAGCGATGATGATGGTATTTTAGATGTTGCTCTAAATGATGAGTATGGAATTCAATACACTCATTTATATGCACCAAGAAAATTAAGAGAAACTGTTTTTGGTAAAGCTTTAGCGGGTGATATAAGTTATGGATATAGTGACTTTTCAAAAGGAATAAAGTATGGGGTTGCTGATTTAAGAATTGATGCTTCCAATAAAGAAATTGAAGCAAGTTTCCATTCTCCAATAATAGGATGGGCATATGATGGAAATCCGATTTATGGCCCATATGGATTTGATACACAAACTGGTGGAACTGTTAGAGCACTCAAGAGTGGATACAGTTTAGCACAGTCACAAAATCGCCCTTCACTTTCAACTTGGGCGAATGGATTCTTCTGTGAGGACTATAAATTTACTGGTGGCGGGGATCTTGATGAGCATAACGGTAGATATTGCGTTACTCCTGACTTTCCTAATGGGGTATATGCTTATTTTGCAACAATTTCTGATGGTGCTGTTGCTGGTGATGGAGCATTTGAAAACTTCAAATTACCAGTATTCCCATACTTTATTGGCGATAAGTTTAAATCCAAACCCAATGAATTTAATTTCAAAAATGATTCATACCAAGAAAAGTATGATATTGTAAATGATAAATGGTTAAGAAATACCACACCTTACGGATTAGTACAAGATAATGTTTCATATGAATATGTAACTCAACCATATAAAGTATTTGATGAAGTTATTGATATAACATCTGCTTCGGTTGGCACTATTGATAATGTTGGTATTATTACAGGTGGTAATGGTTATCAAGTTGGCGACAGAGTAGTGTTTGAATCGTTACCTGGGGCAACTGATGCAAAAGCAAAGGTATCAAGAGTTTCTGGTAAAATAATTACAGATGTGAGTGTTGAAACTTTAACGTCATCAGAATTAGAAATACTTCCTATTGATTCGTCTGGAAGGTACGTTGCTTTTTCAACATCTCCTCACAATTTAGTTAATACAAACTTAGTTTCTTTATCTGGATTTAATACGTCTACTAATTTAACTAATAAGTCTTACAGAATTGGAGTATCCACTGATTTTTATAATTTAGCAACAGGTGTTAGCACATCTGGTGTTACTGGCATTGTTACATACTTCTCCATAAGTGGAGGGTTAATAGATCGTGGGGTTCTCTCAATAAGAGAAAATGATATATTTACTTTAGGTTCTGAAAAAGTTCGTGTTCTTAACGTCGATAATTTAAATTCACGTTTGAGAGTCGAAAGAGCGGTTAGTAATACAGTTTCTGCAGCTCATACTGCCACCACTTCACTTTCCGAAAACAGCCGCAAGTTTACCTTTACTTCAAATAGGGAACGTGAAGTTGATTTTGAATTAAACAAGCAAGTATATTTTGATCCAAAAGAAACTTTGGGTGTTGGCACACTTAGTGGAGTTGGAATTGGTTCTACTGTATTTTTCTCCAATCCAGGTGCAGGAATAACTCAAAAATTTGTATCTACTAGAACTTTATTTTTACCTAATCACAAATTAAAAACTGGTGATGTTGTTGTTTACAACAACGGAGGTGGACAGTCTATTGAAGTAGATTCAAATCCACCAGTGGGCACTACTTACAGAATATCTAATGACACTCCTCTCTTTGTTGCCAAAATTAGCGATGATGTAATTGGAATACAAACATTCAAAGTCGGTATTGGTTCTACAGGAACATTTGTTGGTATCGCTGATACAACAATGAATTCAGGGTTGTTGTTCTTGACGGGTATTGGAACAGGAACAAAGCATAGTATTAAAACAGTTAGAACAAATGTCGTAACTGCCGAGTCTTCACGAAATACTGTTACTGTCGCTACTGCTTCAACTCATGGATTAACAATCGGTGATAAAGTTAAGATGACAGTTACACCTGGCATTACGACAACTGTCACTGTCAAGTATAATGATCACAATAGAAGAATTGTGTTCAATCCTCTTGGTTTCACAACTGCAGGTGTAAGCACTTCTCAAAATACGATTGAGATTTCCAATCATGGATTTAAGACAGGAGATAAAGTAATTCTTGATTCAAGTCCTGCACCATCGGGATTAGAGGATCAAAAGATTTACCATGTATTCAGACTTTCCAAAGATAAAATAAGACTTTGTAATTCAAAATATCAAGTTGAAAAATTTAGTCCCAATTTTGTCTCAATTGAGATTGCAAGGGAAGGAACATTACTTCCTATCAATCCACCCTTAGATGTATATTTTGGCAATACTGTAGATTTTGATCTAAGTGATTCGTCTTTGTCATCACTGAATGTATCCACTAGATACTCTGCTTTTGATATGAATCTCTACAGAGATTCCAAATTTACAAATGAATTTGATGGATCTTTAAAAGATAAAAAATTCCAAGTTACAAAGTCTGGAAAAGTTGGAATCGATACAGATGCAAAACTTACATTAGCTGTAAATGAAAATGTTCCTCAAAATCTGTTCTATCAATTCTCTCTTATCAATACTGATTTTATTGAGGATGTAAAGAAAGAAATTATCATTGATAATGAGGTAGATGGATTTAATAAAATTAATACTGTTAATAGCACATACACGGGTGAGTTTTCTATCATTGGGATCGGAACTACCACTACTTTTAAATATGACGTTAAAGAACAACCCGAAAGAGGATCTTATACAAGATTAAATGGAGGACTTTCATATGATACAGACTCCACAAATGCATATGGTGGAGTTTCTGATATTAACATCACATTTAAAGGGTTAAACTACAAAGAAATAGTTGGTGTATCAACGATTGTTGGTATTGTAACAGGAACTGGAGCTGTTCTGGAACCAAGCAGTAATACAATTGGTAGAGTTCTTTCTACAAAAATTGAAAATATTGGATTTGATTATCCAACTGATTTTACCATCCGTCCTACTACTAATTTACCCGAAGTTCTTTTACTTGAGTCATTAACTTCATTTAAGGAAATTGGAATTACATCTGCAGGCAAAAACTATTCAATCGCACCCAATTTAATCGTTCTAGATGGGTTAACTGGTAAGCATATTAATGATGTAGATCTTTCCTACCGTCTTGGAGATTCAGAAGTAACTATTAGAAAAAATACTAGTGGACTTACAAATGTCACCCCAACAATTATTCCAGTTAGTAATTCAAATGGTGTGGGAATAAATGACATCTCATTTGATATTGCCACTAAGAATGTTACAGTTGGATTTGATACTGGATTTAGTGATCAGTCACCTTTTGCTGTGGGTGATAAAGTTCTGATTGAAAATGTCAGTGTGGGGGTTGGTTCAACCGGATCTGGATACAACTCTGTTGATTATAACTATCAATTGTTCACGCTGACTGATGTTAATATTCCTCTTGGCGGAAATGTCGGTGTAGTTACATTTAGTTTGTCTGGAATTATTGCTGATAATCTTCATGCGGGTAATTTTGATTCTGATAATTCGGCAGGAAGAATAATAAATCAAAGTTCCTTCCCTAAATTTAATATTTCTCTTAAAAAGAATGATTTCTTGATTGGTGAAAAAGTTACATCTGAGAGAAGTGACGGTATTGTTGATAGTTGGAATAACAGAATTGAACTTCTTAAAGTTTCTACGTCGAGAGACTTTAGAGTTGGTGATCTGATAAAAGGACAAACATCTGGAACTCAGGGAACAGTTAAGTCAAAAGTTGATTATAATTCTGATATTGAAACCGAAGCTTCTTCGATTGTTGAAAAAGGTTGGAATAAAACAACTGGATTCTTTAATGATAATCAACAGAGAATTCCAGATAACTTCTATTATCAGAATTTCTCTTATGCTATCAAATCTAAGATTCCATTACAAACATGGGATGATACTGTAAGTTCACTTAATCACACATCTGGATTCCTCAAGTTCAGCGACTTAATTATTGAATCTTCTGATAAGAGATCTGGAACAGGTGTATTCACTAATGATGCATCAACCATTTCTCTTACTGTAGATATCAGTCCCACAACAACTTATGGAAGCGGAAACTTTGGTGGAGGAATTAGTTTAAATTGCTATCCTTCATTCGATCTTGTAACTGAAAATTCTAAAACTGCCTCTGGTACTGTTTTTTCAGATAGAATTTTCTTAGAAACTAGAATTCTTACAGATTACTTTGAATCTGTTGGAAATAGAGTTCTTATTATGGATGATATTAGTCCACTTTTCAATAGTGAGGAACGTCCTACTAGATTTAGTGTTGTCAAAAAATTCCCAATTGATCAAAGATCTAAAAAGATTTTCACTTTTGTAAGGGACAAACTTTTTACTGGTGAAAGACAAGCCTCTTTCGTATCAGTAATTCATGATGGAAGCAGTGCTACTGTTAATAATTATGGACGGGTTGATAGTGTTTTAGATCTTGGAAGTTTTGATTTTGCCATAAGTGGAACTGAGGGAGAGTTATTATTCTTCCCAACTAAATTCAGAGCAAACAATTATAATATTTCACTTTGTAGTTTCGATTTAGATGAATCTGTAACAGGTATTGGTACGTTTGCTCTTGGAGAAATATGTGATATTTCTTCCACACAAGTAGAAGTTCCCGCTGCGACAAAAACCACAATTGTTGGAATCGCATCTACATACAGATCATCTAAAGTTCTTGTTCAGTTTACCACAAATGATGGAAGATTTGGTTACAATGAATTAAACCTAATTCATGATGGAACGACAGTTGACGCAACTGAATATGGAGACATGATAACTGGATTCCAAGGAACTTCAACTGGACTTGGAACCTTTGGTGTTGATATGTCATCTGGCACTGTAAATGTTGACTTTACGCCTGCAGCTGGTTTAGCACTTACTGCAAACACGGTAAGAGTTTCCATGTCTAGCACCGAGTCTGTGGGTGTTGGATCAACAATCATTGGAAAAGCGACAGAAAACATTGCATCGTTAGAAACATTCCATACGTCTATTGGATCTACCTCCTCTCCTGGCATTCACACTATCGCCACATACACTTGTGGAGGAGAGAATGATTATCAGGCAGCGTATTATATTGTAAGTATTGAAGACACGACTAATGATCAATATCAAGTTTCTGAAGTCATTGTATTAAATGACAATTCAGAATCTTACATCACCGAATATGGATCCATAGTAACTAATGGTGCAGGAATAGGGACTATCGGTGCTCTCATGACATCGACAGAAACTTTCTTACAATACACACCTCCAGCAAGTGTTGATACTCAGATTAGAGTTTTCCAACAAGCAGTTCAATTGGTTGAGGTTGATAACACTCTTAATAATGAAATTGATTTAAACAATGCATCAATAACTGCTGGATTTGGTTTTTATGAAGGAACAGCAAATGATGTTAAGAGACAATTTGAATTGACTCATAAAGGACTGCCGATCTTTAATAGAAATTTTGACGGAAGTGACACTACAATTACAAACACTACGACTGATAAAATTACAATTCCAAATCATTTCTTTGTGACAGGAGAGCCTTTAAGTTATTCTGTTGGTATTGATACTCACGTTCGTATAGCGATTGAACCTACATCCTTTACTGGAATTGGTACAACATCTCTGTTGCCTACTAGTGTTTCTGTATTTGCTATTAAAGATAATGATTCTACAATAAGATTGGCATCATCTGCTGAAAACGCTAACAAAGCAACTCCAGTCGCTATTGGTATTACCGGTGTTGGATTTGGAACATTCCATACTTTCACACGAACTAAAGCAAATACAAAGTGTTTAGTTGCTCTTGATAATTTCATTCAGAATCCAATAGTTTCCACTGCAACGACAACAGCAATTGAACAAGAAATCACACTTGGCGATACTATCATTAAAACATTAGGAATCACATCATTCTTCTCTGCTGACTTAATTCAAGTCGCAGGTGAAATAATGAAGATTAATACCGTTGGTTTTGGAACGACTAATGGTATTTTAGTTGATCGTGGATGGATGGGAACTGGTATTACAACCCATCCTGTTGGTGTAGCAGTGACAAAGGTAGATGGTGCCTATAATATTGTAGATAACCATATTAATTTCTACACAGCACCAAGAGGGCCAATTCCAATTGGTTCTACAACTAACCCTCCCGACGAGAGAGATTGGACAGGAATAACAACTTTCTCCACATTCCAGGGTAGAAGTTTCATAAGATCTCAAACTACTAACAGTATCTCAGAGGCTTATGATACAAATTATGTTTTTGATAGTGTCGCTGATCAATTTGATGCATCTACAAAAACATTTACACTTAAATCTGAAAATGAAAATGTAGCAGGATTTTCCACTAATAATGCTGTAGTTCTTATCAATGGCGTGTTCCAAGGCCCAACAGGACAACTAGCAATTGATCAAGATTATTCACTTAGTGAAGGTAGTGGTATTAGTAGTATAACTTTTACAGGAACTGCTACATCTATTTCTTATGATCCTAATAATGCAACTATTCCTGTTGGTGGAGTCATTGTTTCTGTAGGATCTACCGGTGGACTTGGATATCAACCTCTAGTTGCAGCAGGTGGTACAGCAGTTGTATCCTCTGCAGGAACTATTACCTCCATTAGTATCGGTAATACTGGATCTGGATACCGTGCTGGAATTCAAACAGTAAATGTTGGTGTTTATACTTCATCAACTGGCAGAACCGGAATTGAATTTATTGGAACTGCCGCAGTGAGCAACGGACGTGTTGTTAGTGTAGCAATTACAAATCCAGGATCTGGTTATCTTATTGGATCAGAACCAAACGTTGTTTTTGATGCTCCTTTATCTTACTCAAACATTCCACTAATTTATTCTGATTCCTCTGCCTCAGGTTTTGGAACTGAAGCAACAATTGACATTGTGGTTGGACAAGGATCTAGTGTAATTGATTTTGAGATTAGAAACTTTGGTTATGGATACGGACAGAATCAAATTCTAACAGTCGTCAGTGGTGGTTTGACAGGAATTCCTACGGATACAAACTTCACATTTGATGAGTTCCAAATTACAATTGAAAGAACTGATTCAGACAAATTCTCTGCATGGCATTTTGGCGAATTAGAGCGTCTTGACAACATTGAGTCTGGATTTAATGGAGTTAAGAGACAATTCACAATTAAGAGAAATGGATCGCCCGTTACAATTAGAGCAGAGAAGGGATCACTCATTGACGTTCAAGCATCTCTCCTTATTTTCTTAAATGATATCTTACAAGTTCCTGGCGAATCTTACACATTTGATGGTGGTAGTGTAATTAACTTTTCTGAGGCACCAAAAGGCCCATCAGCAGATGGTGCTTTCTCTGGAGACACCTGTAAGGTTCTTTTCTACAAAGGATCGGGTGATATTGATGTAACTTTCCGCGATGTTCTTCAAACTATTAAGGATGGTGACGATTTATCAATTAGGGGTGATGAAACTCTCGTACCCAATTCCATTGATCAAGGTTCAAGATTAGTTACTGAAATTACTTCTTCTGACACTGTAAAAACAAACGCTTACTCTGGTAGAGGAATTGATTCAAATCCGGATCACGCACGAACTGTTACGTGGTGTAAGCAAACTGTTGATAAAGTTATCAATGGCAAAATTATTAGCAAATCTAGAGAGTTAAATGAAGCACTGATTAATCCAAGAACCAATATTATTCAATCAGTTGGTGTTGGTTCAACAATGGTATTTGTAGAAAGTGTTATTCCTTTCTTCAATCCTGATGATGAAAATCAAACAACTAAAAATCAACAGACAGTAAGTATTACATCTCAAAACAACATTGTAGCAGCAGCTGCAACAGCAATTGTTTCAATTGCAAATACTGTCGAATCGATTACGATTGGTTATGGTGGAACTGGATATACATCCGCTCCATCTGTGACGATCGAAACTCCTGTAGGACTTGGAACCACTGCTAGAGCAACTGCTACTGCAACAATAACAGGTGATACAGTGACATCGATTTCCGTATCCACACCTGGTGTTGGATATACGAGAACATCTGTTCCTCAGGTTCTGATTGAAGCACCTAAGTTAATTAAGGAAACAAATCAAACAACATTATATCAAGGTGATTTTGGTGATATTGTCGGATTGACATCAACATCTGTTGGTGTTGCCTCCACTGGATTTGTAATGGATTTCTTTATCCCAATTGATTCCTTCTTACGCGATACCAAAGTTATTGGCGCTGCAGTCACTTTAAGTGACATTACAGTTGGTGATTACTTCACAGTGAAGAACAGTAATGTTGGAAGTGGAGTTACCTCACTTTATCAAACTGGTGGAACTTTAGGAGTGACTACACAATTCCTTGATTCTGTATATGAGGTAGCGGCAGTATCTGTTGCCACAACTGCTGTTGCGGGTGTGGGAATTACCTACGTTAAGAGAGTGACAGTGAGTGTTGAAGATCTTGGTGATATTACTGGTATTGGACTTACCGAATTCTATGGTGAGTTCTCATGGGGTAAAATCACCTTAGGAGGTAGAACAAACGCAGCAGCATTTGACGCATATCTCCTAAATGGCACTGCCGGTATATCTACAGGCGCTGTTGTCACCAGAGTTGAACCTCTGAAGTTTGTAGGATACTCTACAACATAACTGATAAATAAGTAAAAAACCACGCAAAAATGGCTGCGATAATAACTGATCAACTTCGTATATTAAACGCAAAGGATTTTGTTGCTAGTGTTGCTTCCACTAGCAATTCTTTCTATTCGTTTGTTGGATTACCTAATCCAACTGATGTTGATGCAAGTTGGGATAGTAGTCCTCCAGATCCCAGAGACAATTTTAATGAGGAGAACAATTATTGGGACACAATGATTGCTCTCAAAAAAATTGATGCTGATGACGTACAGCAAGTAGTTAGAAAAATTACTTGGCGCTCTGGTACAACTTATGATATGTACCGTAATGATATTAAAGCAGAAAATCCATCAAAACCTTCCAACGTTGTTAGTTTATATGAAGCAAATTATTATGTGATGAACTCTGACTTCAGAGTTTACATTTGTCTTCAAAATGGAACTAACCCCGAGAATCCAAGTGGAAGAGCATCTCTTGATGAACCTACTTTCACAGATTTAGAACCTAAAGAGGCAGGAACTAGTGGTGACGGATATATCTGGAAATATCTTTATACAATCAAACCTGGTGATATTGTAAAATTTGATGCGACTGATTTTATGCCAGTCCCTAAAGACTGGACTACTACAACTAATGCCAATATTTCAGCAGTAAGAAATAACGCTAGCACAAGTGGACAATTAAAAATTGTCACAGTCACTAATAGAGGTGTTGGATTAGGAACTGCTAATAGAACTTACACACAAGTTCCTATTAAAGGTGATGGAAATGGTGCTGAGTGTACTGTTTCAATTAACAACAATTCCAAAGTAGAATCCGTAACAATATCCAAAGGCGGATCAGGTTATACATTTGGAACTGTAGATTTAGTTGCGGGTAATGTTCCAGGCGGAACTACAGCACCCATCTTCGATGTAATGATACCGCCACAGGGTGGACATGGAGCAGATATTTATCGAGAACTCGGTGCAAGAAATGCCCTTATATATTCTAGAATTGAAAATGATACCGAGAACCCAGATTTTATCACTGGTAATGAAATCGCTAGAGTAGGGTTAGTTCAAAATCCTAAAGCTTATAACACCACAACAAATTTAGGACTTGATAAAGCTGCTGCTACTTATGCGTTAAAGTTAACGGGTGCTGGTTATAGTTCTGCAACATTTACGGCAGATGCTTTTATAACTCAAACCGTTGGACTCGGTTCAACTGCTGTTGGTAGAGTTGTGTCCTATGATCAAGTAACTGGGGTTCTAAAATACTGGCAAGATAGATCCACTGCGGGATTTAACACGGACGGAACCAAGAATACGAGTCCTGAATATGGATTCAGAATGAACAGGTTTACACCAAATATTGCCTCTGGTGGATCGTTTGATATTATTGGTGGATCTGCAACTCTTGCTATTCAAACTTCATTTACAGGTGTATCAACCGAAATAAATAGTCGTACTTATTACCTAGGGCAGTCCTTTAATGAGGGTGCTGCTCAGCCTGAAGTTGAAAAATATACGGGTAATATCATTTACGTAGATAATAGGCCCTCGATTACAAGATCGTCTAGTCAAAAAGAAGATATCAAAATTATCTTGCAGTTCTAAGGAATTATGTCACAGGAAACCAA